GGAGCTTGTTGATAATGGTTATTTAGTTATTCACAGGTTATCAAGTGCCAATAGATATACCTTAAGACTACCCAAAAATAGGGTAATCAGGGTGTCAAAATCTAAGCAACCAGACTACCCAAAATTTGGGCAGTATTTAGAGAGTAATAACAATAATAATAATAACAATAGTAATAAGAAAAAGTTTAAAGGTTTTAAGAAATGAATGAAGATGAATATTACTATAATAATGAACCTTTACAATTAAGCTATAAGAACACCTACACCCCCCAAGACAAAGTTGAAATTGTTTTACAATTACAGAATGACTTCAGTTCTGGGATGCTCTCTGCCAATCAGATGCGTTGGATTGTCAACAATCTAAAGTTTGGAGCTTGGACAGTTCAAAATATTATAGATAAGATGATGTTTAATAATAATATTAAGATTAATCCTATTACCCTTGATAATAGAACATTTAAAAAGAAACCAACACCATTTGATTTGTAAAACACAACATATTGTGTTAATAGATTATTAGACTACTAGCTCCCTTGCGTTAGTCTAAATAAGTTAATTAACTAGACCTGGTGAGTGCTATTCTTTCCTTTCTTTCTTGCCTTGCCAGGTCGCTTAATAAATAAAAATTATGGCAGGACGACCAAGAAAACTAACAGATAAATTAAAAGCTCATATATTGTCTTTGATTGCAGATGGTTTAACAATTAGAGAATTATTCTCTAGAGATGATGTTCCTATTACTTGGCAATCATTCAGAGCTTATCTAATAAAAGATAATGAATTGATGGCTAATTATGTTCGTAGCAAGGAATTAGCGATAGATTTGAAACTTAGCGATTTAGAGGATAAGAGGAAAGAATTAGAACTAAAGATTGAGTCTGGTGATTTAGATCCTAAAGCTGCTCAATCTATGGTGAACCTTTATAAAATTATTACTGCACACAATCAATGGTCTGCTAGTAAATTATCGTCTAAAACTTATGGCAAAGCAGCCGAAACATTGCAGATAAAAGGCGATAGTAACCAACCATTGTCAATATCTTGGTCTAAACCTTAGATTTATTATGATTATTTCTTTTGCTAAACCTTCTAGAAGTATTGATTTAATTGGTTTAGTGGTAAAAACTGCACACATAAAAAGCAGATTATACATACAAGATGTTGCAAAAATATCACAGAATTGATGCAGTTTAGAATAATTATAAATTGTTTGGCTAGTTTTCCGATAATCATAACTTATCGGAATATTACTATTACTAATCATAAGTTATCATTATAAAATTTATGGTTGTAATAACTGAATTATGAAGAACAAATAGCGAACATGGGGGGTTTTAAAAGTGGTATACCCACTTTTTGCGTTACCGACTAAAATAATATTGATACAAGGCATAAACAAATGGATGATACTTTTCTAAAAACAATAATCTTCATTATGAAAGATAAAAAAACAAAGAAACCAATTGTGATTACACACTTTCAAGGTTTTGAGGATGAGGCTGAAGCTAACGACTTCTCAGAGTTTCTTAGAACACAATTCATTTTGCCTAGCGATTATCCTGATTCAAATGAAACAATTCATTAAGGGGGGTTTTGTTTTAAAATGAAACAAATTGTAATTCCTTATTCGCCAAGACAAATCCAAAATTTTTTGCATGAAAAATGCGATAAGAACCGCTTCAATGTAGTGATCGTTCATCGTAGAGGGGGTAAGACTGTCTTTGCTATCAACCACCTCATTAGAGCTGCTCTGACAAGCACTAAACCCTATCCTAGATATGCTTTCATCTCTCCATATCGTTTGCAGGGAAAATCTACTGCATGGGATTACATGAAACAATTTTCTGCCACAATTCCAGGAGTTAAGTTTAATGAGTCAGAATTAAGGGTGGACTTTTCTATAAACAATTCAAGAATACAAATCTTAGGTGGTGAGAATAGTGCAGCTATTAGAGGTCAATACTTTGATGGTATAGTTTGCGATGAAACACAAAACCTTTCGCCAGACCTTTTTGATACCATTTTAAGACCATGTCTATCGGACAGAAAAGGCTTCGCAATCTTCATAGGCACTCCGATGGGAAGAAACTGGTTCTACGAATTACATGAGAAAGCTAAAACAAATAAAGATTGGTTTACTAAAGTATTTAAAGCTAGTGAAACAAAGATCATAGCTCAAGAAGAATTAGATGCTGCTAAACAAACAATGTCGCCTGAAAGTTACGAACAAGAATTTGAATGCTCATTTCAAGCTGGAATAAGTGGTTCTTACTTTGGATCTATAATTGAGGAGTTAGAGGAGTCTGGCAATGTTAAGAACTTTGATATAGATGATAGTTTAGATGTTGAAACATGGTGGGATCTGGGAATGAATGATAGTACAGTAATCACCTTTGCTCAACGAAGGACAAATGGCGAAATTAGAATAATTGATTGCTACGAAAATTCTGGTGAGGGATTAGAGCATTATATAAATGTTATAGATAGTAAACCTTACAACTATTCAAAACACATAGCTCCCCATGATATTAGAGTTAGAGAAATCGGCACAAATAAATCCAGATGGGAAACCGCTAAAGAGCTAGGCTTAGAATTTGACATAGCACCCAAACTTAGTGTAGAAGATGGTATTGAGCAAGTAAGACGAATGTTACCCAAGTGTTTTTTTCATAAAAACAATTGCAATAAGCTAGTAGAAGCATTAAAATCATATTGTAAGAGGTGGGATGAAAAAAATAATTGTTTTAGGAATAAACCCCTGCACAATTGGGCATCACACTTTTGCGATTCGGTAAGGTATGGTGCTGTTACAGAACCACTACAAACAACCGATTGGGATAAGCCAATAGAAGTAGATACAAATTATATAGTTTAATATGGCAAAAAAAAATAAAGAAAAATCAAACATAGAATTACAAAGTTTATTATCAAATCAAATACAAAATGCTTTAGGTTATCTAGGTGGTCAGTTATCAGACTCTAGAACTAAATCATTAGAATATTATTTAGGTGATAAACTAGGAACAGAAATAGATGGTCGTAGTCAAGTAGTATCAACCGATGTTGCAGATACGATTGAAAGTTTATTACCAAATTTATTAAGAGTATTTACAGCATCCGATAAAGTTGTTCATTGTGAACCAATGACAGCAGAAGATGTTCCAATGGCAGCACAAGCGACAGCTTATTTAAATCATGTTTTTTATAAAGAGAATGATGGCTTTCAATTATTATATAATTTTTTCAAAGATGCCTTAATTGAAAAAAATGGTTTCTTAAAAATTTATTGGGATGACTCTGAAAAAGTAGATTACGAAACTTATGAAAATTTATCTATAGTTGAGAAAGAGGCTTTGCAAGATACTAAAGATGAAATAGAAATTGTAGAGGAAGAAGTATTTGAAGATGAGTCTGCTAAAGAAGAATTTGAAAAAGTATTAGAACAATACCAAGCTCAAGGAGTAGATACATCTCAAGTTCAAGTTCCTAATTTTGATTTATATAATTGCAAAATTAAAAGAATTAAAAAAACAGGTAGAGTAAAAATTGAAAGTATTCCACCTGAAGAATTTTTAATTGATAGAAGTGCTAAAACAATTGAGGATGCCGATTTTGTTTCTCATAAAGTTTTAATGACAAGATCAGATTTAGTTGCGATGGGTTATCCTCAAGATGAGATTGATGAACTGCCAAAATCAGATTTAGATATTTACAATGATGAACAAAATGTAAGATTAACTGATGTGGATGATTATAATATTTCATCTGCAACAGATACTACAACAGAAAAAGTTTTAGTTTATGAGTCTTATGTAAAATATGATTACGATGAAGATGGAATTGCTGAACTTAGAAAAATAGTTTCAGCTGGTTCAGATGGTAATCACATATTATCTAATATGCCTTGCGATAATGTTCCTTTCGTAACGATCACTCCTATTCCAATGCCTCATAGATTTTATGGAAGATCAATTGCAGAATTAGTAGAAGATGTTCAGTTAATGAAATCTACTGTGATGCGACAGTTGTTAGACAATATGTATTTAACAAATAACAACAGAGTTGCAGTTATGGATGGTATGGTAAATATGGATGATTTACTTACGACTAGACCTGGTGGAATTGTAAGAACTAAACAACCACCGAACCAAGTGATGCAACCATTACAAGCTCAACCAATTTCACAACAAGCCTTTCCATTATTATCTTATTTAGATTCAGTTAGAGAAGGTAGAACTGGTGTTTCAAAAGAAGCTCAAGGTTTAAGTCCTGATACACTTAATGCTAAAACAGCTACTGGTGTAAATGCTTTAATGCAACAAACTCAAATGAGATCAGAATTGATTGCTAGAGTCTTTGCAGAAACAGGTGTTAAGAGTTTATTTAAAAAAATATTTGAACTAATGGTTAAATATCAAGATAAAGAAAAAATTATTATGATGAGTAATCAGTATATTCCAGTAAGACCTACTGAATGGAAAGATAGATTTAATATTTCAATAGTTGTTGGACTTGGAACTGGTTCTAAAGAGCAACAAACAATTATGCTAAACAGTATTTTAGAAAGACAACTACAAGCATTCCAAATACAAGGTGGAAAAGAGATGCCAATGGTTAATCTTAAAAATATGTATAACACTTTGACTAAGATGGTAGAGAACGCAGGTCTAAAAAATGTAGAAACTTACTTTGTAGATCCTGATGTGGGCAAACAAATGATGCCACCACCTCAACCACCACCACTAACACCGATTGAGAAGATAGAATTTACTAGAATTGATGCTGAGAATAAGAGAAAACTTGCAGACCTAGAATTACAATCTCAAGAATTACAACAAAAAACTCAAGAAATGCAATTAGACTTTGAGGCTAAGATAAAAGAGATGGCTTTAAAATATAATACGCAACTTGATACTGCAAAAATTAAAGCAGATGCAGACTTAGATAAGATGATGGTTGCTGGAGATAACAAAATACTTGAAGAAGCGGCAAAATCTACTAATATGTTTGGCAAACAACTACAAGGAATAAATGAAAGCGAAAGACCAGGCGGACAGGGCGGTGGAAATCAGCCGATCCAACGAAGCCAAGCAGATATTAGAGAGTAAACTTTTTCAAGAGAGTATGGAAACTCTTAAAAAAATTTATTCTGAGGCACTTTTAGAGAAAACAGGTGATAAAGAAAGTGATAACAGAGAAAAACTTTGGATTGCTTACAATGTTGTTGGAAAAGTAGAGCAACATCTACTTACTGTTATCGAAACAGGAAAACTTGCAGCTAAACAGTTGGAAGATTTTAGAAAACAACAAGATAATACAAAATTTTAACCATCAAGGTTAAAATAAGTCAAGTCTAACGACAACTTAACTATGGAGGACTTAATGTCTGAAACAAACCCTTTACTGAACAATGCTTCAGTACAAGGTGCAGCAAAATCTATTGAAAGTTTAATGGACACCAAAGGTGTTATCAAAAAACCTCAAGAAGAAGTTGCACCAGTTGAACCAAAAGAAGAAGTTGAAGCGAAAGTGGAAACTGAAACCGAAGAACAACAACAACCTGTTGCTCAACCAGAGGAAACAATGGAAGTAGCAGATGAAGAACAAGCATCACAAGATGAAAATGCAATTGAAGAACAAGAAACCGATCTACACCAAGTTATTGTTAATGGTGAAAAGATTGATGTTGACCTTGAAGAATTAAAAGCAGGTTATCAAAAAGATGCTGACTACAGACGAAAAACTGAGGAGATAGCGATTGAAAAAAGAGAGCTAAAATCTGAAGAAGATCGTCTTAAAAATCAGTATTCAACTAAGATGGATGATTTAAATTCATTAGTAGTTACCTTAAATGCTGAGATTAACAATGATATGAATTCTAAAGAGCTTGATGCTCTTTGGGATGAAGATCCAACTGAAGCTGCTAGAGTTGATCGTAAGATACAAAAACGAAAACAATCAATTCAACAAGCACAGCAAAAACTGAGAGAACATCAAGAATCTCAGTTTCAGGAAATATTAAAAAATGAACAAAAAAAACTTCATTTAAAACATCCTGAAATTGCTGATCCTATTAAGGGTGCTACAGTTAAAAATAATATTATGAGTTATTTAAATTCTAAAGGCTTCACAAATGATGATGTTTCAAGAATTTATGATTCAAGATATTTTGATGTGATAATGGATGGCATGAAAGCTAATGCGACTAAACCCAATTTAGTAAGTAAAAAAGTCAAGCCAAATGCAGTTGTTAAATCAGGAGTTAAAGCTACTAAAGAAGATTTGAATAATCAGTCTAGGTTGAAGAAGATGAATGCGTTGAAGAAAAGCGGAAGTGCAAAAGATGCTACCGATTTACTGATGCGTTATCTATAAACAATAACCTAACGGAGAAAACAAATGGCTAAATACCAAACATATACGACTATAGGTATAAGAGAAGATCTAGCGGACATAATTTATTCAATTAGTCCAACAGAAACACCTTTTATGTCTGGAGTTGCAAAAACAAAAGCAACTAATACTTTACACCAATGGCAAACAGATGCACTAGCTGATGTTGCTGCAAATGCTGCTGTTGAAGGTGCTGACATTACTTATGGAACAATGTCAC